TTCGAGGTAAATGGTCACTGACTTACAGAATCTCAAAGGAGGAGGGGTTGATTCCCCTCCTTTTTTATGTTATTGTAGTAGGAGAGGATCTTGATAGAGAAAATGGACAAGGGTTTAATAAATAAAAATAAAGCTATGGACCGAGATAAACTCAAACTTCTTGTGAGAAACATGAAACTCTTGGTGGATGCTCTAGAATCCGAAGTTTATTCAGATGTAGAAGCTTATAAGGCTTCCCAATACCAGGAACCTATGTTAGATTATGATGAAGTTTTCGATGATGACGATGGATACCCAGACTGATTCAAATTACTCTGAGGCAAAACTTAAGTTAAGAGCAGAGTGTCTTAACATATTGTTAAAAAATTACGGAAATATAAATATTAGTGAAGCAACATATTCGAATAGAGACATTTACGAATGTGCCGAGGAGTGGTCCAGTAAACAAGTTACCACTGCAGGTCTAGTTGCTTATTTCAAGGCTTATTACGTGCAGAATGAAGACAAAGAAAGCAATTAAGTATATTATTAAGCACCCAGAAATTTTTACAGAAGGCGAACAGGCATACGCTAGATTAATAAAGAAACAACGCAAACTATTAAAGAAGGTTAGGAAGAATGAAAGTCAGTCTAATCACAGTGACCCCTGATGCAGAGAAACATATAGCCTATTGTGCGAGAGTAAGTAATCCAAAGAACCAAGAGAACGAATCCATAGCAGGATTACTTAAGTATTGCATTAAGCATCAGCACTGGTCCATCTTTGAGCAAGCATTCATGACTCTGGAAATAGAAACTACCAGAGGATTAGCAGCTCAGATATTACGTCATAGAAGTTTTACATATCAAGAATTCTCTCAGAGATATGCTGATAGTAATCTCTTAGGAAATATTGAATTACCTGAATTGAGGAGACAAGATGATAAGAATCGTCAGAATTCCATTGACAACTTGGATCCTAAGATAGTAGAGAAACTTAATAGGCAGATGAATACACTATTCAGTTCTGCTTATTCATTGTATAATCAGATGTTAGAGGCAGGTGTTGCAAAAGAATGTGCAAGGTTTGTACTTCCTCTTGCTACTCCTACTAGACTCTATATGAGTGGTACTGTTCGTTCTTGGCTTCATTACATTGAATTGAGAACAGGACATGGAACTCAGAAAGAGCATAAAGACATTGCTAATGCTTGTAAGGGAATTTTCTCTGAACAATTCCCTACTATAGCTTCAGCAATGTGGCTATAAATAACCTTACACATTATTAAGATTTGTATGCCTACTTATCCTGTAAAAAATTTAAAAACTGGAGAGGAAAAAGAACTCTCTATGACAATGAAAGCTTATGATGAGTGGAGAAAAGAAAACCCAGATTGGGAGAAAGATTGGTCTAAAGGGTGTGCCAGCCAATCAACTGAGTTCAAATGGACAGGTGAAGCAAAATCTAGTGGTTGGAATGAAGTATTAGATAGAGCTTCGAAACAACCTGGAGCAACAGTTCGTAAACATCGTGATTATAGTTTCTAGGTATGCCAAGGAAAAAAGCAGCAGGTATTAGTACAAATCCTATTTCCAATGGGATGAGCACCAGAAAAATGAAAAGGAAGAAGCCTATCAATCTTGATTATATTAAAAAGATTGAACCTTTTACTCCCAATCAAAGCGCATTCTTTGAGCATTATGCCAAGGGTCAGAACATGGTGGCTTATGGATGTGCAGGTACTGGTAAAACATTTATCACCCTTTATAATGCGTTGATGGATGTTCTAGATACTAAGACTCCTTATGAACAAATTTATATCGTTAGGTCTCTTGTTGCTACCCGTGAAATTGGCTTTCTTCCTGGTGATCATGAAGACAAATCTTATCTTTATCAAATCCCTTACAAACATATGGTAAAGTATATGTTTGAGATGCCTGATGATGCTTCTTTTGATATGCTTTATGGCAATCTTAAAACACAGGGAACCATTGACTTCTGGAGTACTTCCTTTATTAGAGGAACAACTTTTGACAATTCTATTTTAATAGTAGATGAATTTCAGAATCTTAACTTCCATGAATTAGATTCAATGATTACTAGAGTTGGAGAGAACTCTAAGATTATGTTCTGTGGAGATGCAACACAGACAGACTTGACTAAAACTAATGAGAGGAATGGGATAGTTGACTTCATGAAGATCTTGCAAAATATGCCATCCTTTGATACAATAGAGTTTACTGCAGAAGATATCTGTAGAAGTGGTCTTGTTAAAGAGTACATTGTTTCAAAACTTCAATTGGGTATAGAGATGTAATGTTTAATCATGTTGATCTTGATCTTCCTACTTTAGAGAGGGAGACTATTGATGGTGTGAGATACTACCAAACTCCTGAAGGTAATAAGAAACTTGTTTCTATTACTTCTGTTATCAGTTATATTAATCGGCAGATTTTTATTGATTGGCGAAAGAAAGTAGGGACTGAAGAAGCCGATAAGATCACAAGAAAAGCCACTAGCAGGGGTACAGATTATCATACTCTGGCTGAGAATCATTTAGGCAATAAAGAATTTGAGCATGGTACTGTTCAACCTTTATCAGAATTTTTATTTTTACAATCTAAAGATACTCTCAACCATATTGATAACGTTCATGCTCTTGAGTCTTCACTCTATAGTTTAGAGTTAGGAATAGCAGGAACTGTTGACTGTATTGCTGAGTATAATGGGGAACTATCTGTAATTGATTTTAAGACTAGTAAGAAACCCAAACCCAGAGAGTGGATTGACCATTATTATGTCCAATGTGCAGCATATGCTTGCATGTTATTTGAAATGACTGGTATAATGGTAAAGAAATTTGTCATTATTATGTCATGTGAGAATGGAGAATGTGTAGTTTATGAAGAATACGACAAAAGAAAGTACATCAATTTACTCTCCGACTATATTAGAGAGTTTGTTGAATTTAAATTACAAGACTATGCCAAACCCTGAAGAAGAAAGCTTTAAGGAACTAGTTGAGAATAAATTCTACTGCTCTAGAAAATTCGTAGAGGAGATAGAGTCTATTGCTTTAGAAAATAAAGATATGAAATATATTGATGCTATTGTTTTCTTTTGTGAGAAGAATAATGTTGATATAGAATCAGTTCCTAAATTAATTTCTAAACCTTTAAAGGAAAAACTTAGAGGTGAAGCAATGGAATTAAATCTTTTAAAGAGAACGTCTCACGCTAAACTTCCAATATGAATGATCCTTTAGTAATGAAAAGGTTACGGGAGGGATGTCCTGTAATGATAGCAAAGATTCCTCCACAAATCATGAAGGAGATTGATGGTTGGGTAAAGGAAAGTAAAAAGTTTAAAAACCATCCATTAGCATCATTGAAAGCCCATGAGAATGTAGGATATCTTTCTAGTGATGGTAAGAAACATAATTCATATCAGACTTCTATCTCTCCTCATCTTATTGAACAATCGTTTTGGTTGGCCTGGGTGCTTAGATTGTCTCAAAAGTATTGGGGAATGGGAAAACATCATCGTGAGTTTGTAATAAGGAAGAATGATGGTCACTTTGATGGGTATGATATCTGGACTAACTTTGCATATAAAGGAGATGATAATCCAAAACATAACCATGCAGGATTGCTTTCAGGTGTGATATATTATAAGAACCATAAACATCCTACAATATTTGATGAGTATAATTGTGGTTATAAAGGAGATGATGGTACAATGATAATGTTTCCTTCTAATGTCTTCCATCATGTAGAAGAACAGACTGTCAATAAAGAAAGAATTACTCTGGCATTTAATATTAACCATCAAATGTTCAAGTTTCCCAATGTATGAGTTAACAACAATAGAAAGAAAGAGTTTCGAAACTTATCAAACTTATCTTGCTATGAAGACTCATTTTATGAAGGATGCTTATGATTTTTTTAAAGCTGGGGAAAAGATTAGAGCAAAATATACGACCTTTACCAAAAGGAAAGATAAGCCTTTCTTTTATAGATTAGCAGGTCAATATTCTAGTTCACAGATTAGAAATTTTTTTCTGGCTAATTTTGCGGATATGGATGTAGATTCTCAAGAAGTATGGATAGCTAATATTATTAGATATGGTGAGAAAAAGTATAGTTCTTGGCAGAAGAGAATACAATCACTTTCTTATACTTTTAAGGAGGATTCTCATAGATTATTTGATAAGCATAAAGTGGATGAAGTATTTGAGTGTCCTACTAGAGGACATCCTCTTTTGATGAAGAGTTATTTGAGTGGAGATACATCTTTAGAAACAATGGTAATCTATGATCAAATATTAGGATACAGAAAGGATTTTGATAAAAAGATGGAGGATCCGGTGTGGAAATCCCACAGTATGAAGATAAAAAAGTACTCTCCATTTTTAAAAACTGGCCTAAATATTGATGTATTCCGTTATAAAAAAATTCTTAAGCAGGTTGTAGGAGTATGAGGTTCTTCGATTCTGAAATTGTTCAAGAAGAGTTGAAAGAGATTACTCGATTGCAACAAGAAGTTTATTCAAAGGTTTTTGCTTTTTCTCACATGGAGAAGAAGGAAAAGTTAGAGCACATTGAAATGTTGGAATCTCTTTTGAGAAAACAACAAGTTCTTTATACTAGGTTGACTCTATCAGATGATCCTGAAGCTAAAATGATGAAAGAAGGCATTCAAAAATCTGCTAAGGCAATGGGATTTCCACCTACTGTGGACTTAAATTATATGTTCTCCAACATCACTGGTGTTGTTGAAAATATGAGAAAATCCATTGACGAGTCTTGACTTAAGTGTTATTATAATAGAGTACACACAAGCCAAATACACTTAATACGGAGAATACGTATGTCTTTTAAGGACTTAAAAAAACAAAGCTCTTTGGGCTCTTTGACCAGCAAACTGGTAAAAGAAGTGGAGAAGATGAATAACACTGGTGGAGGTGCTGATGAGCGTCTCT